CATTCCAAGTAAATGTCAATTTTGCAGCAAATAATTGCTCCATTGTTTTAGTGTATTCTGTCATAATATGGTATGACAATAAGTCAAATGTTCCCATGTTATATAAATGTTGTAATACTATTTGGCCATACGCTCCTGCTCCATGTGCTGAAGCTAAGAATGATGATGTTAATCTATGAATAGCCATAATATCTACAATTTTATTAAAATCACCAGTTTTGTTATTGAGAATGTATCGTTGAGTTTCAGCTGACGTTTGCATAAATAAGAATCCTCTTTTATATGCTAACCCAGATTTTTGGCGCAATTCCCCAATAGTTTTGGTAATAGCATAATCCAACTGTTCATTTGTTAATTCAACATCAACTGCAGGATATCCAAGAGCATATCTCATTTCAGTCATCAACAACAATCGTTGATCTGCCGACCCATCAGTTCCTATACCCAATTCATTATATGATGGCTCATTTGATACCCCATCAGACCCTGGTTTTGGATCATGAAATTGGTGTGGCACTTGCAATGACTTAAATAATGTTCCATCGGTTAAATAGACAAATGATAAGCTACTAGCAGTAGTGTCAGTAAACAACAAATTACCACTACAATCTATTTCTACTGAAGCTTTTACAGGTGCAATTTCCCATGATACCCCATTCCAAAGTAACAATTTATTGGTTGATGTGTTAAACCAAGTTGAACCTTTGGTAGGTGCTGGGCTTGTTGTTGAGAATAACATAGCTACCCATGATACCCCGTTCCACACTTGCAACGATGAAGTTGTAGTATCAAACCAATATGTTCCAGTTGGAATATTTGATGGATCTACCAACGCAATTACAGGATGTATAGCATTCCAACTATGAGTCACATCTAAAACCGACCAAGCTGTCAATGTTGGATTATACCACACAATACCTGGTGGCAATGATGTCATTGGATTTGTTGGATAAGATATAAATTGAACTGGCGTAAAACAATTATTTTTCCAAACACTCAATTGGTTTAATGTTGGATTATACCACAGTGTACCATAACTAAGTGTTGGGAGAGCTGCGGGATCCGTGGGCTGTTCAAAAAACGAAGTCACGGGAATCCAAGAATTTGTGAGACTGTCCCACACATTTAATTGGTCTTTTGAAGTATTCCACCATACGGCACAAGATAATTGTTGAGTAGGGTCTTGTGGAAATGATATTACATCTAATACGTCCCAAACTAAACCACTCCATTGTTTTAAAACTTGGTGTGCTGGATTGTACCAAAATTTGCCCACAGCCGGCACTGTTGGAGCTTTTTCTGAAACAGATACATTCTGTTGTAAGTTCCATCCCACTGTTGGCAAATTCCATTCATACAACTGATTAGAAGATTCATCAAACCATAAAGCACCTGCAGTCAATAACATTGGATCTTCGTGATATTGAATAACATCAGTCATTGTCCACATACTATACACATTATCCCACTTATAAGTGATCATGGATGCAGTATCATACCAAAACGAGCCTACAGTATCTGGCACCTGTGTTGATGGATCTATCGTTGAAATAATAGTAACAGATTTACACCAAGTAGTACCATTCCAATAATATCCATTAATACCATCAAACCAATATGATTTATCTGTAATTGGATGTAATGGGTCAAATGTTGATGTAATTACAATATCTACTACCCAAGTTCCAGTAACCCAATGTTGTAACACTTTTGTATCAGAATTGAGCCAATATGTGCCGTCAATAACCAAATTGGGCGCAGTTGGTTGAACAATCACAGAAATAGGAACATTGTGTGATCCAGTCCATTGATACAACGTTGATGATGTTGTGTCCCAGTAAAATGCACCAGTATTGGGGGCATAAGGACCTTGTACACTACCGTCAACCAGCGCCAATCCCTTATTAAGTTCATTTAATAACCCAGAATATCTTTCAGATTTAGATCCAGACACCTGAATTGTGTATTTATTTGGTATAGGTCTGCAATATAACGGGTCAATTGGTGTTTTGGCTTTTGGTACCAATCCCAATTGAACATGAAAATCATAAGTGATTCCATTCATCAACCCAGTGAAGTCATTAGGTGTGATCCCTTGTGTATCATTTAATACAACAATTTGTGTTCCTTTGGTTCCTTGTGTCCCTTTATTGATATAATCAAGGGAATATGCATGAATGCCTTCAATGAAGTATCTATATTCACAATCAACTGGATACCCTGAAACGTAGTATGGTGTATTGGGAGTTAATCCTGATATATCAAAAAATGTTGTAGTTCTATCCCCATAAAAAGAACCAACAACAAGGGCTGTTCCAATTTTGTCACCAGCAAAAAGATTACTATCAGCTGTTGGGTCTGAGTTATATAATATTCCTCGTACAGGTATTTTAGTAACGGCAGCAGGAGTATTATCTATAGTAACAACAATTCCACAATATGCTTGATCGTTTGCTGCACACCCTGTAGCTGGTGTTGGAATATTCCAACTAATTCGTCCAGTTGATGGCCCGGTTCTATCAAATTTAATTGACATATTAAGAGATTCTACTCTTAACAATCCAGGGGCATCAGTTCTTATATCATATGTTCCCATGTAAATATATTCCAAGTTAGGTATATAGTTATTTATACCCGACCGTATGAACTATTGTAGAATGTGATTCGATGAATTTATTAAATTTTTTCGCGGGGATAGAAATTGGAAAAAGGGTTGTCTCATCAACCTGAGACAACCCTTTGAATGATACTGATACAGGGGTTGGTGCGTATTTATCGGTACAATCCCACTCAACAACTAACATATTTTTTGGTTTTAATTTAAACGTATGTTCACCTTCATTAATTTTTAAGGCACAATAATCGCTTATTTTATATTCAACTGTTGATATTGGGGTATTATCAATTGCTGATATCAATTGTTCTCTACTTTCTAGTAAAAATTGTTTAAATGTAAGTTTTGACATAATTATAGATGTGCTGGTTATATCTTATTTAGTACAGCACCCTATTTTGTGTTCCAGGGGATTGGTATGTTGTTACTTTGTAACAACTGTTCATATTCTAGTTTGGTCCACTTATTAGCTTGTTGAATTATTGGCTCAGCTTCTGGCCATCTACCTTGAATAACATCTCTAGCATACCACACAGCAGCCTGTGGGTCGGTAATAATCCTAGCCTCTAACTGTTTATATCTTGTGAATGGTCTAGTTTTGGCTTTTCTGTATGCTTCCATTGGAGACATTTCTTGATGCCCGACAGTACTAACATGCGAATTTCTAATGGTTGCAATATGATTAATTACTGAAGTGGAGAAAAATACAGCCATACTAGGTTCGTTCGGATTGACTATACCTTGCCCATTATCTATTACCCCTTCAATACCTACAGCACGTAAGTCTTTACGCAACTTAATAGAAATTTCAGAATTACTCATACCTTTATTTTTAAATTTTGGATACTGACCCAACCACACCGATTTAGCATCTTGCTTTGTTAATCGCTTGCTAATAGCTCCAACACTAGCTAATTTCTGTTTAATTTCTGGTGTTTGGCTACTGTTTGATAGAACCCATATGTTAGATCTGGTTGGAATACTAAACACTTGAATGAATGGGGAACCACCTGCCCAAGGAATTTGGTCATGTTGATGAGATCTTATCACAAAATCAATTGGATATGAATAAATTCCTAAGGGAGTTTGAAATGAACTCCCTGGATTTATTCCTAATTTATTAATTTGGGTGAATGATACAAACAGGTTAGTAGGATCATCTGATTGGTCTCTTATATCAATTAATTGATCTGTTACTGATGTTCTAGTATTTTGATCTGGATTTTTTCTTGCTTCAATTAAAAATTCAATAAATGTGGGTTTCATTTGTGTACCTACCTGTTGTTGTGTAGGTATTTATACGGCCACCAAATGATTTGTTACTTACCAAACCAGATATGCGCAGGCTTCACTGCACATATAACACCCCACCTGTGATCGACATAACCCCAATCTTCGACAAACACCCGCCAACCTAATTTATTACTACCATCATGGTCGAGATTTCTATCCCAACCAACACATTCTACTGTGGATGATTCAGGTGACTGTAACCATTTCCACACCTCTTGTATAGTTTCGTCTGCTGTTAAATCTGTTGGATGTCGGACAAACCCATCCCACGTTTCATCAGCATACCACAAAGCATCATCTGATACTTCGTCAAATATTTCATCAAAATCCATATTACCCATAATACCAGCCCACCAACTCATACCTCTTGGTGGAAGAGGGATAGGTTTCCCAGCTCTGGCCATATCAGCCCACTCTCCAACAAACCCTCTAATACAAATCATTTGTTGTATCGGTCCTGTTAATTGTTCTAATTTCATAGTATTTCCTTGTTTCTGTAAGTTATTGAATTATTTATATAACAACCCATACTCCTTAAAAATATCAGGAACAAACTCTTTTAATTTATCTTTGCTCCCAATATTCTCTCTCCAACCTAACATTTGTAAGTTATCAGGATGAGCACATACTAAATTTTAATGTTCCACAATCCCACACTCTATAAAAACCATGATTAACCATGTTTTGATACTCAGTTAATGTGGCGTCATAATTTGGTAGGGTATTTTTAATAATATCTTTTCTATAGTTCCATCTATGTTTCCGCTGCCCGTTTACCACATAAAAATATGCTGGAGGATTAGTTGCTACTAAATTGAACCCCAGTTGGTAATACATATTACCAACGCTCCACCGTATGTCAGCAAAACTATATATTTCTTTCCAACTGTGATTTCTCTTAAAATGGGTCAATAATTTAGATGCTATCCCCGGAATACGGTAGTCAACATCTGTACAAAATCTACTTAATTCCCATATCCCTTCTTTTGATTTTGTTTTATCTTTTTGTCCCAAAGCTACTCTAGGTGAAGTCCATGTCATGACAGATATTAATTTATCGTTATAATATGCTCCGTAACACAACTGAGAATTATCATTCCCCTGAACGTGGTTGGCATTCAATAACGATTTTTTTTCTTCAGGTGTACAATATTTAATGACACAATTACGAGCATGTATTTTTTCAGCACTTCCTGTAAATGTGTAATGTTTTAATTTTGCGGTCAATAAATCAACATTTTCCATTTCGTCCTCAAACAATACAATAAAAGGTGTAGCAGATTCTTTAAATGCTTTATATATAGCCAACCCACTTTTTAAATTCGCATACGATTTGTCCAATGGCAGTACTATAATAGCTCTATTTGAAGCTTCATCATACACTGTCACAATAATATCAGCAATTTTTATAAAAGGTTTGCTATTAGGAAATATACCCATCAATGTTTTAGCGTACTGTTCCAATTTTGTATTAGTTGAAATAAACTGAAAAAACAACGGAGGGATAGTTCCTTTAATATGATTTCGAGAGCCAACATTTTCCAACCATCCAATCATTTGAAGATTAGAATCGTCAGCACACATCTCAGGTGGGATATTATTATCAAAACAAAACCGTTTAGGTACAATATGGTCTAAATGATACGCTCCATCTACACCTGCTTTCCCTCGTTTTAAATTAAGGGGATTAATCTTTTTCTTATGCTTTTTATATACTTGTTCCGTCAAAGCTGTTACAGTAGCCTTATATTGTTGCCATTCTGTAGCAGTTTCTTTCCATTTAGCTGAATTTGCCTTTGACCAAGCTGTTAATGGAGCAACTCTTTTCAATGGTCCACACACTCCACATTCTACTTCCATTTCTAATAAATTAGTTGGAGTACAATGAAATTCGTGGCCACAATGGATATTTTTAACTAACAATTTAGAGTAAGTGTTTTCGTTTAATAAATGCCTACGACCATCATAATTTGGTGTTAGTATTATTATTCCTCTTTCTAATAATTTTTTCAAATTTAAATCCCTAGAAATAGAATATTTCTGGTCTCTTTTGTTAGTATTACAGGTAGGACATCCAGATACTCCATATTTTTTATATGTTTGTCTTTTGGATAAAGGAGTAGCAGTCCATATATGATTACAGGTCATACATTGCATTTTGTGGTGTTTTTTAGTTCCAATAAATGGTTCTAAAAGTTTAATGTGGTTTTCAGTTTCTAACAATAATGGATAATTATTATTAAATTCTCCTTCTTTTGGCATAATATTTTCTCCTGGGGTTTACTGATATTATACCTTATTTATGATTATATTTCAACTCCTTACTAGTCGTTGGAGTTTCCTAGGAGATGATTTAAAACCCCGCAAAATGCGGGGTTTTAAGGGGGGTAAAGATTAAGCGAATTGGAAATTGCTTACATTAATTTTACCGTAGTAGTCGGCACTGTTTCCCAAAGATGTTTGGCTTTGAGTGAATGCTGTTTTACCGTAACGAGTCATCATAGAAACAACTGGTTGGAAGGTAACTGGGCTGATAACAACACCAGAAGACATCAATGGAATGTAAGGGCAGTAGAAGTAACCAGTATCAGTTTCTCCATTTCCACCTTTGTAACCAACTAAGATTACGTCATTAACAGCAGCACCTAAGCCAGAGACTTGGTTCCACAAATATGAGTAAACTTTGATAGTACCGTTCAGAGTACCAACTAACATTGTGTTGTTAGGACCTTTGAATGAACCAGATACAGCAGGAGCAAAAACTGATTTTGCAGCTGATTGTAAAATAGAAACAACCATTGGAGAAACAACGATAAAGTTACCTGGGCCACGACGAGTCTTACGAGCAATTTCGTTTGCTACTGCGTTGATAACGATTCCCAAGTTAGCAAAACGATCACCCAAGTAAGCAGGTTGGTATTGAGGACCCAAACCGATAGTTGCGTAGTCATAAGTACCAACAGTACCAGCCAATGCAATCAAGTCAGATAAAATTTCAGAGTCAATTTCTTGTACGATTTCAGCAGAAACCACTTGAGACAATTCACTTTCAAGATCCAAACCGTGTTGTGATTTTAAATCTTGCATAGCTTCAATAGTCCAACCAGCTTGCAATTTACGAGTACCAGCTTCAACAGCTTGAGAAATAACTTCCAACTTCATAGTACGACCACCAGATCCTTCAATGAAAGAACCAGAACCACCATACAAACGACCAGCATAAGATTGACCCATTTGGTCAGGACCGTAAGGACCGAACAAAGAGTTGTCATAAGCAGGTAAGCTTGATGGCCAAGCACCTTTAGAAGCAGCAGCACTAATTGCTACAGGACCTGAAGTTCCATCAGTACCAGTAGAAGAAATACCACCTGCACCAGCAGCTTGAGCATCAGGAGTACCAGCAACAGCACCAGCACCACTTGAGTAAAATTGACGTAGAGCAGGGTTGTTACCAAATAGCTCATCGTTAGCAGTAATGTTAGCAGCATTTGCAGCTCCCCATGGAGTAGCTGGAGTACTAGTAACAGATTCACCGTATTTGTAACGCATTGTGTAAACCAAGCCAACTGGACCTTGCATTGGTTGAACACCAACGATTTCAGTTGCAATTGTACCTGGGATGATACGACGTATCATTGGGATTAAGATTTTACGGAAACCAGCGATGTCATTAGCTGCAACTGCACCTGATGCTGCTGTTTCTGTTAAAATGTGATTTTTTTGGTTTTCAAGTAAAGTACCAACGATTCCTCTTTTGTGGGAATCTAACCCATCAAGAAGGGCGTCTTTAACTTCTGACCAATTTTCGAATAATTCATTCATTGTGTTTGCTCCTTGCAAAATAATAGCTTAGTTTTATTGTTTAAGTTTTGTGTTACTCAATACCTGCGATTTTACGCAGTTGAGCTTTTTCGGCATCAGAAATAGAAGAAACTGATTGACGATCTTTGTGGTCAATAGCTGCCTCAGTGATCATTTGTTCTTGATTGTTTCCATTTCTAACAGTGCCTGTTACTTTTTTTGTTTTATTACCTTCAGCTAGTACTTTGTGTTCCTTCCCTGAAGCTGTTGATTCGTCTGATTCTTTCAACACACGTCCAACGTAAACCTGGTAAGCGTCTTCCAATAAAGATGTATCAACATTTTTCAGAATAGCTTCCATTACTTCTTTTGTACGGCCTGATAATGGTTGTAACACTTTTTCCATTTTCATGCTTCTTTCTAAACGCGCAGTTTTTCTTTCTGATTCTTCCAAAGCAGATAGTGCATCTTCCAAGCGATATTCTGCTTCAGTAAGTGCTGCTTCAGTGGAATTATCACCAGCATAATGCTGTTTAAATTCTTTTACAAATGCTTCAAAAACATTTCTACCGAATTCATTTTTCTTAACTACTTCAAAGTCTTCACGCAATTCGTTCAACTCAGTAGCTAATCTAACTTCAAAAAATGTATCCATTTTTTCGACTAATTGGCCCATGTCTTTTTTCAAGACTCTTGCCATATTAGATTTAGTTTCAACTAATTTAGTTGCATATTCAGTTTCCAAATCTCTGAAGCGTTCAATATCTTCACGCAATTCATTCAATTCGTCTGTCAATGCTTCTGTTACTTTCGCGTCCAATGCTTCGATTAAAGTTTCTCTTTCTTCAATCCACTGTTCGTTCAATTTAGCAGTTACCAATGCTGTAGCATTAGCACGAGCTTCATCAATAGTTTCAGTCAGCTGTTTTGCAAACGCGGATTCCAATTCTGCTTTGGTATCTTCTGTCAAAATATCTGCTGCTAACAATTTTTTAAGCAGTTCGTTCATATTAAAATCTCCTTTGTTCCTATTATGTTGAATATTTATGGTACCTCCCATTCTTTCACAAGAAAATGTTTTCATACCATAAGTGGACCACACAGTATATGCATATTTATACTGAGTGATGCTTTTTTATTTTTTTACAAACAACCCTGTTGATAACCATTTCAGTATTTCTTTTTTAAGGTATTGTTGTGCTGCATCGTCATGTTGAACATGTTCAGATAAGGTCATAATACTATGTCCATTCTTTGCTTGTTGTAATGATTCATAAATGCTACCAGGATACGCTTCAGGTGCAGATGGTTGAGCAACAATATCAACAGTAATAAACTGAAATCCAGTTACACCACCACTTTCATTAACATTACCAGCACCTCTACTTGATACTCCAACTTTAACATCATTTTTAATCAACTCTTGAGCAATACTACCCATTGGAGTGTTTAATAATTTTGCTTTACCGTATGCATTGTTGTCCTTCATCCACATTTCTGTAATAACATGAGATACTCGGTCTAAATTAATTTGTAATGATTGTGGATGATCTAATTCACCCATGATTCCATTTTGTTCCATAATTCTAGCTTTTGTTCCATGTACAGCTGCAGCAATTTCTGATAATTGGTATTCTCTACCATTACGGTTTTTAACACCAGCCATCATCATAATTCCATTTAGCCATAAATGTTTTCCATCATTTACAGATTCTGTAATAAGTCTACATTCTGATGGGTATAGTTCTTCTATTAATATTTGGGCTGCCATTTTTGGGCTCCTTTGTGATAATTTATATTGTACATATTTATAAGTCCTATTAAATTATGAGAGGTTTCTGTTATCGATAGGCACAAAAAACCCCCTATGGTAGGTTATACCAGTAAGGGGGGTTTTTTATTTTTTCTTTTTCTTTTTCATGAAAGGTGGTAATTTCTTTTTACTACCTTCATCATCATCATCATCATCATCATCATCATCATCATCATCATCATCATCATCATCATCATCATCATCTTCATCTTCATCATCATCATCATCATCATCATCATCATCATCATCATCATCATCATCATCATCATCATCATCATCATCATTACCATCAGTATCAGCAGCATCATCATCATCATCATCATCATCTTCATCTTCATCTTCATCTTCATCTTCATCTTCATCATCATCTTCATCTTTACCTTCATTCATCAAAATGATTTGTGATTTAACACGAAGATAATCATGAAGGGCTGATGCACCTGATTCAAAATCCTCATTTACGATAGAGTTGATAACAATTTCTAATTGTTTTTTCATAGCTTTGTTCATTTAAATGCTCCTATATAGGGGTTAATGTGTTCCACGTGAACGTATTGGTTACTATTATTTATGAAAGCGTGGTCATTATGTTTATTAATATTTATTAATACGAGGTGCATCCCACTATATGTGGGTATTCCCCTAGAAAATTAAGGTTAAAATTTTGTATTAGATTAACCTTATTTTGTTGTATTACTTAGCTGGAGGAGGTACTTCCGCAGCTGGTTCTGGTGTTGCTTCACCACCTTCCATTCCACCTATATCACCTTCCATTCCGCCCATATCACCTTCCATTCCAGGTAGACTTCCAGCCATCATGCCGCCACCCATTCCGCCCATGCCACCCATGTCCATAGCTCCTTCAGCTGGTGGAGGACCATACATAGTAAGGAAATCTTCTTTTGTTAATTTATCAGGATCCATACCCAATTCTTCTGCTCTTAATCGTTGGTTTACCAACACTTCTTCATCAGTCAATTGTAAGTATTTGGTCATAGTAAATCGTTTAGATAAATGTTCTACACCATTTGCTTGGCTATATGTGCTCAATAAGTCATTATCTAATTGTTGTTGTCTGTAAATTCCAAAGTTTTCTGGTTCTGGTAATTTGATTCGAAAAATTGATGGGTCAGCATTTATTCCAGCATTTTTTAAATATCGTTTGAACTCACTATCCATAACACGAGAAATATAGTTTTGCAATCGTTTGATATACATTGCAAAACGTAATTCTTGGATATAAGCAACCCCAGATTTTCCATCATTAATAACTGCGTTATCTTGTCCTTCTCTCATGTAGGACAATGGTATTCTTAATCCTCTAAACACCTTCCATTGGAAATATTCCAAATCAGCCAATTCTCCCAACCCTTGACCACCAGGTAAAGTTTCTACTTTATTTCCCCTACCATCTGGACGTTGCGCAAAGAAAAAGTCTTCATTCATACTTTGTGGGTTATACACAGAGTCAACTTGGTCAACACCACCTCCCATGGTTGGGATTTTACGTTGTCGAATTTCATTTTTAATACCTTCCAAGTATGACTTTACTCGTTGTGGAGGCATTTTACCAACATCAATATAGAATACACGGCGTTCTGGAGCACGTTGGATACGGTAAATAATAATAGCATCTTCCAATAATTCTTTTTGTTTTTGGGCTCTATACACTGCTCTAAGGATTGATTCTCCAAAAGGGGCAGATTCACCAATGTCATCATTTAGGGTAAACCAAATTACCTCATCAGCTGCAAATGTGTCAACTAATTCATTAGAGTAGCTACCCATCTGTCCAATTGGTTGGTTGTATGGAGAGTTTGGCACTTTAGTTTCGCGTTTAATTTGCCAACCAACAACTCTAGTCATATCTCTATCATCTACAATTGCTGCTACTACATTCTTAGCATTTACGTATTCCCACTTAGCTGTTTCTTTTGATCGAATGAAAAAGCAATCACCATACTTAATAGTAACTCTTGCAATTTTATACAATCTAATATTCCAATCATGTAAATCAGACCAATACCGCAATGAAGCTCGAAGTGTCATAACTATAGAACTTGGAATATTTTGTTCCTTTTCATTTTCGATAACCAATTCTAGTGGTAGATCGCTATTGGGGTTTGAACCAATCATTTCTTCAGCTATAGTGTCCAAACTTCTACTGATTTCGACATCATTATCCATAAGATCATATTCTCTATATCTGGTAAGTCGTGAAGCAGAACCTTGTACTAAGCGTTGATACCAAGTATAATTTGCATATACACCTTGGTCACCAATGCTTTGACTGTCACTCATTGTAGTTATACCTGCCTTAGGTGTAACAATTTTAAAATAATCTTGTAGTTTGGACATTCTATAGTTGCCTTTTGATGTGTATAAGTTTATATTATGTATTTATATCGACTATTGGGAAGGTTAAAATCAACCATCTATATCATAGTATTATAAGTAGCACTAAATGAAGCATCTGTTGATCTCAATCTTGATGCAGCAGATGCTCGTTGTTCTTGAGTCATGGTTAATATGGCCAATTGTTTTTCTGATAATTCAACCAACTTAACACTATTAGTTTGAATGACACTAAGTAAATCATTCGATAACTCCATATTTTTTAATTGAGTTGTTATACCAGTATTAGTTGACTTAGCTTCCACCAAGTGGTCTGTTGCAAGTTGTTCAGCTTTTGTTGGTTGAGATTTAGATGCTGGCTGGGCTGTTCCATCTGGTCCCAACCCTGGATTCGCAACTACAAATGCATTATATTTTGTGTTAATTTCAGCATTGAATTTATCTGTTTCTTGTTTAGTTTTTGCTGCAGATTCTTTTGATTTTTGTAGCATCTCAACGATCTGTTCATTTGATTTGCCTTGAGCCTGCATTGCTATAATATTATCTTTATATTGCTTAGCTTCTGCGTCAGCTGTTTTTTTATTACTAGTGTTGGCATCTTCCTGGTCAGCAGCTGATTTAACCCCAGTCCAACCTTGAGTTAGTCCACCTAGTGTTTTTAAATATTGAGCTGTGGAATTTGCTGAAGAAGTAGGTGCAGAAGAAGAAGAAGAAGATGAGGCAGGGGTAGCCATACCTGGGGGTGTATCACTATTACCTCCAAATAATTTATTTCCTATAGCACTTAATACAACACCACCAGGTATTACCGATTTTAATGCAGTGGTTAATGCTGTTACAACCTGGTCAGCAACACCTGGTTCATGACCAGCAGTGATTAGTTCAGAAATCCCCATCCCTATTCCAGCCATTATTATGGTTCCGTCGACAATACTTTTCCACATATGTACTGCAATATCTGCCACATTATTAACTGCTACAGCAACTGAGGTTGAACTTGACTGATACATAGTCCCAATCTTTTCCAGAGTTACCTCATTGGTGGCCGCTAATGTGGTTGAGAAAGGACTTCCAGTTCCAAACATTTCCTCTGTATTGGTTGCGCCCATTACAGACGATGCCATGATAGAACCTATCATACTTCCACCCATACTATCTAACTTATTTGTTAATTCTGTTCCACGTTCCTGCATTGCTGCTTTATTCTGTTTATTTGGGGTTTTAGATAATTCATCAGCAAATGCACCCGCTTGCGAACCCATCCCAATCGCAGCACCTAATGCTCTTATTTTAGCAGCCTGTCTTAATCTATCTAACGGTTTTTGTGAACCTAATTTATTCAACATCTTGGCAGCATTACTAGCCTGTTCAGCACTCATACCCAGGGCTACATTATTCTTTAATAATGCTCGTTGATTTGCTAAAATAGATTCACGCTCATCCGCTCTTGCTGATTTCAATATAGTTAGTGCATCAGTATCTCCAACAATACCATCAATCATGGAATTAATAGCAGTTGCACTCATACCTGTTTGTCTAGCTAATGTATCCAAATCTTTATTGTATGCCAACATTGTAGCTTTAGTTGGTTTAACACCCTTTTCAGCAAAACTAGTTAATATTCCTATGTTTCCTCTTATAGAATCCTCAAGGCTACCATAATACATCCTCATTCCCATAATAGAACTCTCAGTTGTATCAATAGCCTTCCTCATCCCACCCATCGCATTAACAGTTTGGCGATTTTGAGCCATTATTTCCAATACTTGTCCAGCATTAGTACCCATAGCAGTACTAAATTGTAAAATCCAAGAATTTAAACTTCCGTCAAAATCCCCCAAAGTTGCTTCAATCACACCCGCTGATTTTGTGCCAGCATCCATAAATGTTTTTTGGTAAGTTGCGGCCATACTACCGAGAGTAACTAAAGCACCTACTAATTTAAATAACCCACCAGTAGCTGTTCCTAATGCCCCACCAAATCCTTGCAAATCTGCAGTTGCTCGTTGTTGTTCTGCTCTGGCTGCTCTTAAATCGTTGCGAGTATCTAATCTATTTCGCACAGAAGCACGGCGGTTATCTCGTGCGTTATCTACCTCAATTTGTGCAGCTGCTTGCTCTGTTGCAGTTGTAGCAGCAGCTAACTTTGCTCTTGCATCTCTCTCTGCTCGTAACAATCTCTCTGCTTCTTTATTCTCTCGATTTAATCTAGCTATGAGTTGAATCTCATCACGCTTTGCCTTTAACAATTCTTGTTGAGCTTTGCGTTGATCTTTTGTCGCTTTTGTCTGACGCTGAAAAGAGTCTTCTAAGTCTGCTAAACTTCTATTTGCAGTTCTTAGAGATTGTGAATAATCATAGCTATCTCGTATAGAACCGGATTGAGATGCAGCTAAGTTTCTCATTCCCTCTGTTAATGCTTTTATTTGTGCTGTTAGGGCTAACATTTCTGCTGATGTGGCTGACATATTCGAATCCTACTATGTTTAAAGATATATTAGTTATTTAGTAGATTTCACCATAGTACCCCCACCGTTGTTTTTTCGTGTTTTTAGGGTAAAATGTATTAATATTATAAAATTAGGGGAATATCATGAAAAACATACACAATGTAGGTGCAGCTGTTGGGAATATGGCTATAGGGTCAATTATGGTCTATATTGTCGC